TCTTTTAATACATACATCCAGTTTTCTCTAGGGCCAATATAATATGCTTTACATTTTCTATTTAAATAATCTCTGCACCAATACCATTGAGCAACATATTCTACAGCCATTGTCTTTTTTGTTTACTTTTTTCCCTTTTTTCTTTTGACCATTCAGGAACTTTTATTTTTCCTTGTGCCTCGTCTTTATCTCGTTGAATATATCCCTTTTCAGCAGATTGCATAATCTGTTCTCTAGCCTTGTCTTCCTTTCCCCCGTTATCGGATATGGTAGCAATGTTTGGCATTGTCAATACCCGTTTAACAAAAGGATTACGACAGGGAAAATCTCTCTTATCAATAGGAAGAAGTTCGGTAAACTTTTCTCCTGTTTTTTTATTAATATATTCGTATAAGGGCATTATTCCGTATCAGATGGTTTTTCTGTTTTCTTGCAATCACAATCCTTGCATTCACAATTCGTGCAAGAGCCACCATTAGAACAATGACATCCGTGTTCACATTTTTTACAATTACTCATTTCTTTTTTTCCAAATAATGTTGGCTTATAATTTTTTGTAAAAATCTTCCACCAAGCCTCTGATAATCCATAAGGGTCATTCTTAATCATTTTTTTGGCGGTATATAAGGTTTATATTTTTTTTTTGTTTTATAAGTAGGTTCTGGCTTTCCTCTAAAATTTCGTATAACATAACCAGTAGGTTTTCCCTTTACTACTTTCCCTTTAGGCTTTGCTAAATCCCTTGCTATCTGTTCCTTAACTCTTTGCAGTTCTGTTTTATGTTTTACTATTTTACTTTTTGGTTTGCTTGTTATTTTTTTTACAGCCTCTTTGCCAAATTTTTTAGAAGCCATACTCATAGCTTTTTTCTTACTAATTTTTTTAGCAGCAACTGTCGCTAAAAAACGGAGTATTAATGATATCGCCATTATTTTTTCCTATGCATTTTCATTAATTGAGCACCCTCTTTTCTTGTAATGGTTCCATTTTTAATTCCTTTTTTTACAAGGCTAAGAAACCATTGAGGGCCAAAGAATGAACCTATTTTTACTGTCTTCCCTATTCGTGTTCCGTTACTTGACATTATGTTTTTTTCTTAAATTTCCAGTTTTCAATCATTTTTCTTGTACGTTCAGGCATTTTTTTATCTCGTATAGGTTTATAGGCATCTTTAAAAAACTTACGAACTGCTTTTTTTGTAGGATTTTTTCCTAGTGCCTCTCTCACAAGATTACGAAGCATAAAAGGTGGGGAATATTCAACTGCTTTTTTACCAAAATCTGTAGATATTTTCCTCCCTCTAATAACATTCTTCTTATCAGTCATTCCCAATCGTTTTCTAATTTTTAATGTTTCCTTATGGGCTTTTGTATCTCTATAAGTTTTAACTTTAGGAATTTTTTTAGCAAAAATTTTTTTAGCTGTTTTCTCAGCTGCACTTTTTCCTGTATAAGACATCTTTGTTGATGCCTTTTGAACAGCCTTCTTGCCGAATTTCTTTACAGCCATTTGAATAGCCTTTGAACCTCCGTGCTTGAGACCCATTCGTGCCAAAAATGCCAATATTGGTAACGCCATTATTTTCTCCTTTTATTTAAATATTATAGGTTTTCCCTTTTTAAAATAATATTTTTGTTTTTTTCCTTTAACTTTTTTACCAAACTTTCGGGCAAACTGAGTCATTTTCAAATGTGTTGCAACCTTTCTTTCCTCGCCCGTTCCTGTTTGAGTTATTGTTTTTATTTTTTTCCCACCGATATAAATTTCCGTCTTGGATTGCTTGACCTTCTTAAATTTCGGCTCCTGAAAACGACCAGTCCTTTTAACAATCTTTCCTTCCTTTTTTGAAAGATAAAATTGCTTCGGCCTCACTTCCTTCGATATTGTTTTTGTCTTCTTGACAATCTTAACGCCAACATCTTTAGGATTCTTGACAGCCCATTGACCCGCCTTCTTAACCGCCTCATTGCCGTATTTCTTTATGGCCTGTGGCAGTCCCTTTTTAATGGCGTACTTGCCAATTTGGTTTATCGCAACTCTGCCAATAAGAGTGACAATCAATGGAATGGGCATTTTATTATTTCTTCAATTTGCCAAGAGTAAATAACTTTTTCCAAGCCTTCTTGTTTTCCTTTTTCAGCTTGTTCATTCGAATTTGATACTCACTGCGATTA